TGGCGAGCGGTTTTCGCTCTGCGTTTCTGCGATTTAGTTTTGGTCATTTATATTTATAACTTCTTTAAACAAGCGGTAGTGACCTTTAAGCACTTGTTTTAAAGCAGCAGTGGGAGAAAAAAGGTAACCCTCTGCACGTGTGTTGATGTAGGCCATTTCGATCTCGCTAAACCTTGCTTTTACACAAGCGCGAATAAAGTCAGTCATAACAACCGACCGGAGGTAATTTGAAAGTAATTCATCAACCTCCTCGAAATGAATGGCCCATGGAAACAGGCACATTCGAAGACCTATCAAATGGGCAACACACGACTCCTCGAAGCATAAACTGGGAGACGTCTTAACCCAGTTGACCGAACTCAATAATTTTGGTAAATTTCCTGCAGCAACAACAAAATCGCCAAAACCTTTAACATACCGTTTTTGTAAATGATGACTGAGATAAACACATTCATTGGGCGGACGAGCCGTCCAATCCGGGGCTTCTATTGTGCAGCCTATACTTTTCAAGAACTCACAGAATCCTCTAAAGTCACCTTTATACGAGGCGATAAGATCATCGCCATTAATTAATATTTTAATAATATCTTTCCAATTACGACCAGGAAAGAAATGGAGGACTCCCATTATAACATACATCCACAACATCAACGAATTATCGTGTGCAGTATTACACCAACCACTCTTATTCGCAATGATTCGAAACATACCACCTAAACCCGCAGCAACGCCGGCATAGACAGTATTGTAGAGCCAGACAACACACTTGTGATATCTGGTAGGTAGTTTTCGCAGTCTAATGTCGCGAATAGCACGCGCAACGCGAGGATGAAAGCAAAGATCGCATCCATCTACATCACCGTCAACGCATTTATCGCCAAGACTACTCACCATCCGTACAAATTGGTTTCCAGGAATTTGTATACCTATAGTTATAGGATGTTCACCTAAACGGTCCATTAACATTTGATTTTGACGTTCGAATAACGTAAGACATGCCATTAAATGATCAATAGGACTAGCCATGAAAATTCTAGTTTTATTTAACTTAACCTTTTCAGTTGGTCTAAGTTCGGATTTCTCGGTAAGACTAAACACACACTGATGTTTAACACCATCTAAAAGTTCATCAAC